ATGCAGATTCCATTTTGGCTTATGGCAAATTAGCTCAAATCATCACAACAACAGTCAAACACCAAAATGATGCTGAGGATCAAGCCGCTTTTTATCTAACTCTTAGAGCCTACCCACAGGCTAATTTCAATCAAATCACATTTGAGCTGACAAACTCAGAAATTGATGATGCTGACCGCGATGCCTTAATTGGCATTTTTATGGGCTTGCCTTTGCGCATTACCAATTTGCCACTCAACATGGCTTCTGGCACATATCTTGGATTTGTTGAAGGCTGGTCATGGCGTGCCTCCTACAATTCGGTGTCAGTAACCGCAATAATTTCTCCGCTGTCATTTAGCTTGCAAGCCATGCAATGGGAAGATGTATCAGCAGCAGAAACATGGAATTCAATTAGCGGAAGCCTAGACTGGGCAACCGCGCTAGTCGTAGCATAAGGAGAAAACATGAGCAATCCAACAACCCCGTTTTCGTGGCAAATGCCTACGGCAACGGATTTGGTGACAGATTTACCTGCTGACTTTGAGGTCTTTGGGCAAGCTGTTGCAACATCAATGGCCGATCTATTAGGTGGCACTTCAGGTCAAATTCTTGCCAAAAATTCAAACACCGACATGGATTTTGTGTGGGTCACAAATGACGTGGGTGATATCACTGCCGTGACCGCTGGCACAGGAATTTCAGGTGGTGGCACGGGTCCAGGTGCGGTTACAGTCACAAACTCTATGGCAACTGCCATCGATGCTAAAGGTGATCTTATTGGTGGAACAGGTGCAGACACATTCTCTCGTCTTGCAGTCGGTGCTAATGGCACAGTTCTTACAGCCGATTCAGCAGAAACAACAGGATTAAAGTGGGCGACACCAGCAGGTGGAACACCAGCATTTGTAGGTGCGAAAGTGTATAAGTCTGCTAATCAATCGATTCCTAATGCAACTTGGACAACACTTACTTTTAACTCTGAAAGTTTTGACACAGATGGTTTTCACAACACATCATCAAATACAAGCAGAATGACAATTCCAAGCGGTAAAGGTGGAAAGTATCTTGTCCAATGGCAAGCGACTTGGGATCCTAATGCAACAGGTAGCAGAAATACAAAAATTATTCTTAATGGAGGAACTACCGTTGCCTATGGAACATGGTCAATGGCACTTACAGGTGCAGGTGATTCGACAATTCACGCAAATACGGCGGTGTTAAGTTTATCCGTAGCCGATTACATTGAAATCCAAATGGGTCAAGGAAGTGGTGGAAACCTTGATGCTAACGGCGGGGCTAATGACGGAAACACATTTTCTATTATTTATTTAGGAGCATAATGAAAATCTCATTCACAAAACCATCAAACCTAAATGGCGCAACATTGGTCGATGAATTAATCGCTGCTGGAGTTTCAATAGCAGAAAAAAACGGCAAGCCTCAGTGGGTCGAATTAGATGGCGATGGCCTTCTTTGGATTGACATTGCTGAGAAAGACAAGGCAAAAGCCGAATCGGTAATTGCTACTCATAACGGCTGATGTCTAATTTTCCACAAGGCACATTGCCGCGCTTGATTCAAGTTGCACTCGCTGAGGTGGGTACAGCTGAAACAGGCAACAATGAGACAAAATATGGGAAGCACATGAAGGCCGACAAGCTGCCGTGGTGCGGATCATTTCTCAATTGGTGCGCGGATCAAGCTGGTGTGAAAGTGCCAAATGTGGTCAGCACCAAAGCCGGAGCCGAGGCATTTAAAAAGAACAAGCAATGGTACGAAACACCAAAGATTGGTGATTTTGTGTTTTTTGATTTTATCATTGACGACAAGGTAACAATCAATCACATTGGTTTAGTAATACGAGTATCGGAAAAACAGATTGTGACTATCGAAGGCAATACATCAGGCGGTGGAGATCAACGCAATGGCGGCGAAGTCATGGTGAAATCAAGAACTTTGGGAGCAAGGTCATTTGTTGTCGGTTATGGCCGACCAACTTATGGCGCGTTTTCGGGTGATTTGCCCGACCGACCAAAAGGAGAGAAATAATGGATAAAGCAAAAGCAATTGCCGCATCATGGGCTCGCTCATACATCGCAGCTGCATTGGCCGTCTATATGGCTGGTGGAGATTGGAAGCAAATAGCAATGGGTGGCGTGGCAGCTGTTGTGCCAGTCATTTTACGCTGGCTCAATCCAGCTGACAAAGCATTTGGATCAACTGGAAAGTGATTTTGAAGCTACGCGCGGCAGGTTTAGCTTTGAGCTTATCGTTAAGCCTTGCCGGGTGTGGTTATGATGGATGGGTTCGGTATCCATGTCAAGAATTTGAGAATTGGAAAAACCCGGAGTGTCAAAAACCACAATGCCAAGTGACTGGCACTTGCACCGAGGATGTGATTGGTGATGGCCTCCAAAAATAAAGAGCGATTGAGCCAAGAAGATATAAAAGCACGCCTTATGTTTTTAATTGGCTCAGTCTTGGCCATTGTCTTTCTCATTGTCACTTTAGGCATCACTTACGCATTGATTTTTGTCACTCAACCAATTGGCAATCAATCTCCCAATGATGCAGCTTTTATTGATTTGCTTAAGACTTTGGCAATCTTTCTTACAGGTTCATTGGGTGGTGTGTTGGCATCAAATGGCCTCAAAGACAAACCAAAATCAGAATATGAAAAAACTATTGAACGGCGTTTAGGTGGTAGCGACACGCCATGATTTGAGCGTGATTCTTGAATTTGTCGGCATTGCCTGTCACTCTCTATTTCGGGAGCTGAGACACGGCTCCCAGAAACGGGAGCAAAAAATGACATCAGGCGAAATTGGGTTGTTTATATTTATGTTAGTGGCTTGCATTTTATGGGCCATTTGCAGCTATGCGGTGGGATACAAAGAAGGCCACAAAGATGGCTATCAGCGAGGCAAGGCCGTTGGCCGCCATGCATCAGGTCAGGCGGTGCGCTAATGGCTTTCATGGATAACTACGAAGGCAACAAAGAGCGCACAGATCGTTGGATTGCCACATATCCGCAAGGCCGGCTTGAAACGCACATCATTGAATTTAATGCCGAAAAAGGCTATGTGCTGGTGCAAGCTAAAGCATGGCGCAATCAGACAGAGATTGATCCTGCCGGCATTGATTATGCACATGGCTTTCTTGCAGCTTACAGCGACAAAATGAGGCGTTGGATGATTGAAGATACCTGCACCTCAGCTTTGATGCGCGTGATGGCCTTGGTCATGGGTGGCACGGAAAAGGCCACAAAAGAGGTCATTGCATTGGTTAAGACTGAAACACCAGCTGCCGACCATGATTATTGGACAAGCAAATTTGGCGATGTGCCTAGCTATAAGACCAGAGAAGAAGCCGAAGAAGCTGATGAAACTGGATGGGCGGTCAATGGCGTGCCAATGTGCGCACATGGATCAATGCGTTGGAATCAAGCGAAACCCGATGCGCCTAAGCCATGGGCCGGATACTTTTGCAGCGAGAAAGCAAAAGAAAAGCAATGCAAACCTGCATGGTATGTGCTGACCAGCGATGGCACATTTAAGCCACAGGTTTAATCATGAGCGATTACATTGAAATTATTCATCCACAAAGCATGACAGCCAAATTGCTGTGCAATGGTGTAGTGGTAGAAGAATACAAAATCGAACAATGTGACAAATGCTCACAGCTTAGGCGATTGGATCAATTTGGATACCAAAAAGGTTATGACCGAACAGAAAACATTATTTGGTTTTGTGGAGATTGCCGATGATAGATCGCATTGAGGAGGTGCAATGCATGATTGCAGCCATATCACATTGCCATGACAGATCAGCTGACCACAGCTCGCGCATAGTCAAAAACCTTTCATGGTTTGAGTATGTGGCACAAATGGCAGAGTCAATGCTGGCTGAGATGGTTGTGGCCAAGCGATTAGGTTATGACTATCAACCTGGCATCACATGGGATAAATCCAAGGCCGATGTGGGCGAACACATTGAGGTTAAGTGGTCAGCTAATCCCAACAGCAATTTGTGGATTCAAGCAAGCGATAGAGAAGATCGTGACATTGCGGTGCTAGTAACAGGCAACGCACCAAAGATGCACATTGTAGGCTGGATGCCCGTAGCTGTGGCCAAGAAGCCAAGATACAAAAACACTAGCCAAGACAATTGGACTGTTCCACAGGTCAATTTGCAACCCATTGAAACATTGATAAGGAGCAACTATGCACATCCTGCAATTTGATTGCGCAATATGCAAGAAGCTTTACGGAAAGCCTAAGCAACGCTTTGGCCTTAAAAAAGGTGCTGAATTAACAGAGCATGAATGGTTTGCACAATGCATGGGATGTGGCACATTTGGCATCAAGATTGTGGATGATGCTCGGATCGCAGAGCTGAGTCAATGATAAAGTTATCCACAGGAGTTATGCACAGGTGTGTGGAACCTGTGGGACTCGCCCAAAATCACGCTCGGTATTTGACAGCATCATTACCATCTACACGAGGTAGCGAGCCGGTTAGCCGGATAGCTCGCAGCCGATGTTTGATGGTTTGGGCCGTGCTATGTGTAATTGGCATTACA